CCCACGGCCGCACGGTCGCGTCCTTCGATCTCTAGTGAGAAACCGAAGTGACGGAGCCCCCGTGCGGGGTGGTTCCTGGATTATATATCCAGGAACCACCGCTGGTACAGATTCGCATCTATGACGCGAGTCTTGTACTGTCGAATATCAGAGAGACCATCCAGGTCCTCCTCGCCTATGTCTAGGGCGAGGCTCGTCGAGATTCTGAAGCCTTGCTTCCAGATTCCCTCCTCGTAGTCTGATATTCTAGGGAGATCTCTATCGATGGCGAGCTTTAATAGCCCGTCGTAGAGTCGCCGCTGCACAAACTGGTTAGTAACCGGTTGTACAGCAGACGCGTCCACAGCACCTGTGAAGAAAGCTTGCCACTCAATAATTGAGCGGAAGCCAGATTCAAAGGTCTGCGGAATGACGCGTCGAGAGGACAGAGGCTGCATAAGCCTTTCTGTTTTCAATCCCAATTTTCGAAGTGGTTCTAATCGCGACAAGCGCTTAACCTCCTCGAGAAAGGGACTGGATGGAGCACCCCGAAGCGCCGCCGCAAGTCTTGTCAGACTACGGTAGCGTATCGGATCCTTTGCCACCTCAACGGCCGCAGACATCACTAAGGTGTCGCGCCGTTCGAAGGGTCCAAAGCCATTGAGGCCAGGTCCACCCGCCCATCGGGGCAGGGACCACTCTCCTCTAGGGTAACGAGAGCTTAACGCCGCGAATCGCGAGCGTATCATAGCTTTCTCAACCCAAGGCCAGGACTCGGCAGGGAAACACTGACGTGCGTAAAACGCACATTCAGTGAGGTCCATACTAGCCTCCCACGGCTCCGTCGTTCCATCGACAGAGTCCCAGTCCCGCCCAACCGCAGATCGCGATTGGGCGGCGTAGAGTACCCTCCAGGGGACATCGAGCACCGGCTCCAAGAGCGGTGGTCGACCCGGAACGGGGTACTGGCGGACGGTGTAAAGAGCGGAATTGATCACAATCCAGTCCCGGGCAAGGTAATTTTTGCCCACGGACTTGGCTAGACCAAATCCAGCGGAGGCCACCTCCCACCTGTCTATGACAGGGCGGGGGGCCAGCATCGCTAGATCATCGCCATTCACCAGGAACGGTAGCTTCAAAAGACTCACCTTCCGACCCAGTTGTTGCTCAAATGCAATACGCACGCTAACAGCGTTTGCGATGCAGAGCACCGGGAAGGAGATTGGTGAGCCCATGAGCTGCCCCCAAGTCTGCCGCTTGGGCTCGCAAGATTCGCCAATGATCTTGGACCACGCAATTGCGTCCTTAGAAGGATGCATAACGTGACCAGTCAAACCGGCTTTTGCGAGCAGGGTTTCCTCAGGTGACCACCCCAGGGCTGCCGCAACTTGACCAATGATGTATTCGGATACCTCAGGGTTCAAATTGTCGGTCGCAGCCTGGTAATCACCAGAGACCCATAATTGTGCCTCGCCTGGAAACAGGCTTGAAGCAAAACTATGTAGCCCCC